GTCAAAACTACAAACAATTATTTAACAAAGTGGACCGTGTCAATTCTGATTCAATCGAAGATTATTTGAAAAACTCCAATGCAGCACCCACTGTAAAGGCAGCTATCAGAAAATCAAGTGTTAATTTATCGATGGAAGGTGTAACTAACACCTCATCTTTGAATGGGAGAACCTTATATAATTATACAACTAGAAAAGCATTTGTGAAAGTTGAAAATTTAAACTATAAGTCAGCTATTGGAATTAAAGAGAAATCACCTAGGTTAATTCAAGGTGCTCGTCCAGAATTCATAGCTTTAGTTGGTCCATGGTTTAGTGCTTTCCAAAGAAATATAAAGAAACAATTTGGGAAAAAGAGTTATATTTATTTTACAAGTGGAGCAACCTCATTAAATATAGGTAACTATTTTGCCGATGGCGATGGAAAAACATTTGAAAATGACATATCTGCTTGGGATTCTTCTGTTTCCAGGCAATTATGTGAGTTGGAAATATTTATTGCTAAAAAATTTGGTGCTCCCCGTGCGGTTATTGATTTAATGACTGCCAATATTTCTACACATGGTTATACAACTAATGGGTGGAAATATAAAGTGGATGGAACTAGAAAATCAGGTGATCCTTACACCTCATGTTTTAATTCCTTATTAAACTTTATGATGCATATATTTATATTTGTTGAACAAACAGGTATACCTGTAACTGACGTAAAAGATCATATTAAAATGTTAGTTATGGGTGATGACAATTTAGCATCACATTCGGGAACAGAAATTGAGTGGGCAACTAGTTTTTTAAGACTAGGTTTCGATACAGTCAGCACTTATCAATCTGACTTATTTCAAGCACAATACTGTTCAAGCATTCCAGTACCAGATAATGATGGTATTGTTTTTATACCCAAACCTGGGAAAGTTTTATGTAAACTTGGATACTTCATCAATCCACCTTTAAATGAAGACCCGAAGTCTGTACTTCGAGGTGTTTGTTTAGGGTATGAGGTATTATCAAAAGTACCATTATTTAATGGCATGTTCAATCATTTGTTACGACATACGGAAGGTGTTAGTGTGTATAAACCAAAACAATATGAACATAAATTCAATTATTCTCTTGTAAAACCTAATAATTATACGTTGTATTATATTTGTAGACGTTATAATTTTTCTGTTGACCAGGTAGAGGAAGCTAACCATGATTTGTCTTGGATCAATGATATTACACGTAGTGATTTGATTCGAGCTATAATTGATAGAGATAGCGA